AAATCCGGGCGAACAGGTCCGGCTTGCGCAGGATCGGACCTTCGATGGCCACCACGCCGATGCCGTCCTCGACGGAGAGCAGCGGGTTCTCGGATGCCTGCTTGGGAAGAAACCCGCCGCGATCCACCATTCCCCGCGCGGCGGCGGCCATGGATTGCAGGGCTTCAGGCTGGATCAGCCACTCGCGATTGAGGATTACCGGACTCACGCCCGGTCGGCGGTGTCAACGACTCCCGCCCGCTACGGGTATTCGTAGGCTGTCTTGCTTCTGATGATTTGGCCGTTTCCGTCCAACTCCATTGAAATGACGCAACCTGTCCAACGCTGAGCATGGTCGCTGAAGATCGAGTGCAACTTGCTGGTGCTGTCGAATAGTTCGCGGGTGAAATCGTCTGCTTCTTCCCCAGTCGCGGGGTTGGTCAGCCGGTGATGAATCGCGAGAGGGCCGAAACCGGGGAGTCCCGTGACCTTGAGCTCCAGAGTGGCAGCCATCCAGCCTGCCGGGATGCAGCCGCTGACGCTGTCGAACACCTGCGCCTTGGCGGCTTGCGACTGCTCGTGGAACTCGAATTGATTGCCAGGGCCCATCGTCGACGGCACCCATACCGGTTGCCGGAGCGCCGGGCAAGCTCACTTCTCCCCGGAGCCAGGATAGTGATGCCGAAGCCCCGCCCGAGAAGCGCTGATGCGTGTCGGCGTGAGTCATGGTGTGAACCATCGCTCCAGCCATCAGGTGGATGCGCCACCAGACAATCTGTATCTTTCAAGATGACGATCTACGGGCAAGGCTTGTCGCCATCGTGACGCCGGCTTGAGACCAAGTGGAAATTAAGAATTCAAGGACCCAGGAGCCGCTGACCCCTGAGCCAGAGCTAGAGCCTCCGAGTCGCGGCGACGGAGCAGGAGGGCGGAGGCGAGCAGGATTCCGGTGGCGAGCGCAGAGGATGGCTCGGGAATTGCGGAAAGGGCGTTGCCGACGACGAGGTTGTCGACGGTGACGTATGCGCCGGTGTTCGTGCCGGAGAAGCCGATGGAGGTGATGGGGACATCAGAGTTGATGCCGCGGAAAGACTGGGCGAAGGTGGTGTAGTTGTAGGTGGCTACGGATGCGCCGTTCACCTCGACGGAGATCTCCCCTGGGAGGAAGTTGAAGGAAGGGTCGGTGAGGAAGGCGTTGAAGGCGACGGCGGTGGGGAGGTTGGCGCCAGAAAAGGTGAAGAAGAGGCTTTGGCTGGGAGAGTTGGTGCTGAAGCCCACGCTTGCGTTGGCATACAGGCCGCCGCTGGCGGTGGCGGTGATGGTGAATGAGGGCACGGAAACGTCCCAGCTACCGCCGTTATAGCCATCGAAAAGATTGAAGTCTTGGGTTTCGGAACCGGGTTCCAGCGATGCGGCAAAGGCCGTGGGATCGGTGACGACGGTGACAATAGCTGCTTGAGCGGAGGATGCCACAGCGAGGGCGATCGCGACGATTTTAAGATGCTTCATCTCTTGCATGTTGGCAAAGTTGCCGGGGCTGGTCAACGGAATCACCCTAAAGTCATGTCTTCATTATTTTGATTTGAGAATTTCCGATTGGCACTTCAAGGATGCGGTGTTGCCTTGGGGCAGGGCCATCTCATTCTGGAGAGTCGATTTTCATCAGGGTTGGGGGGCTTCTCGCACAGTGCGGCGCGGATCCGCTTAGCACGCATGGTGTCCTTGATGGTTTGGTCCTGACGGAGGAGGTTGAGAGTGAGTTTGCGAAGCAACGCCAGGTTCTCCGCGGCGTGGCCTTTGCGGGCGCGGCAGCGGTCCTCGTCGAAGGTCATGTCCAGCACCCAGTGGCAGCGGGTCTCGATGCCCCAGTGCCGGCGGACGAGGTCTCCCAGCTTCTCCGCGTCCGGCGCGTGGCTGCTCAGATATTAGCGCTTCTCGGTGCTTGTCTCCCCTTTGAGACTGCGGCTGCTGGTGATCTCAACAAGGCTGCGTAGCCCGAGCCAGTGCTTGCGCTCGGTGGGTTCAAACCAATCGAGATAGTCGGTGACTTTCACGACACGGTGTTCGATCCGGCCGTGGCCCTTCTCCGGGCCGGGATCGTGACGGCTGATCCGGCTGCCTTTGGCCCGGCCCTATTCCAGCGCTTCGGCGTCGGCGAAGAGCGCCGCAACTTCCCCGTGCAGCGTGCCGTGGTTTGCCTTCAGTGCGAGCAGGTAGTCGCCTCCGGCGAAGTGGATCTCCTGCGCGATCTTCTTCTGGCAGCCCATCGCATCGAGGCTGACCGTGGCACCTTTGACGTCGAGTTGGCGCAGGAGCTTCGGCGCCGCGGTGATCTCGTTGCTCTTCCCGTCGACGAGGAGCTGGTCGAGGCTCAGGCCACAGCCGTCGGCCCATGCGCTGATGATATGGATACTGTTCTCCGGGTCCCCATGGTCGAAACTGTGGCGCAGGGTCTTGCCGTCGATGGCGATCAGAGAGCCGGCCAGATCCGGGCGGATGGCGGCGACGTGGGCGATGAAGCATTCGACGAAGCCCTTCGGATCCAGCGCGGTGAAGATGCGGCGGAAGGTGTCGTCGCTGGGCGGGACGTGGGGCAGCTTGAGGAAGCGGCGCAACCAAGCCTCCTTGAGTTTGGCGAAGCGTTCGAAATCATCGAAGCCTTCCATGCCGCAGGTCATGGCGGCCAAGGCAATGAAGAGCACTTCGCCGAAGCAGTGGCGCTTGGCCTTGCCTTCGCGGGGATCTGTTAGGGATTGGAACGCTTCCATGCCGGCGAGGAAACAACCGGCGTATTCTTCGCTGCGGGTCTTTTTGGGGCCATCCGGCCCGCATAATACAAGTGGATGTTTAGTATAAGCCCGGATCAGTCCCAGAATTAGGTAGCCTCTCGGCGGAGCGCACCCCAACCGGCAGCAGCGGAACCGCCGAACCAGCGGACGGCTTCCACAGCATTTCAACCGGAACACCGTGTTTGGCCGCTGTCTCCATGATCAGCTTCGCATCCGCTGCCCGCCGTTCGATCTCCTCCCCGAAGTCGGCACCGAGTTCCTGGAAGTGATCCGACAGGGTCTTGAGTCCCATTTCCACGTCGGCGCGGTTCTGCTGGGCTTCCCGTCCGGCATCGACGGTTACCCGCTTCGGCGGGACGGAGCTGATCTTCCACCAGCCGGCGGCGGGCGGCAGGATGCCCCGGCTGATCGCGTCGCCGATGACATAGGTCCACACCGGCCGGATCAGGCGGCGCTCGAGGATCATCTGTCGGAACGAGAAGCGCCGGTCGGCCTTTGCGACGATCAGCCGGACACCCGCGCCGCCGACCTTGCTGGAATCCGCCGCGAACTCGAACGGGATCATCCCGAGCGCGGAATCCCGCCGAAGGTGTTCCAGGAACCCGGTGAACGTGGGGGAGGGGCGGTTGGATTGGAAGCTTTCGAGCGATTCGTCTGGCTTGAGCGCCACCAGCTTGCCGCCGACGATGCGTTGGAGGGTCACCGGATCACTGCCCTCCCCCGCGCCGGCATCACCCCCGACCACGAAGTCGCCGTTGTCATCCAGCTCGCCGCGCGCGGTCTTGAGGATGCGCGACACGTCGGCGTTGTCCTTTACCGCGTGCTTCTCCAGGGCAAGCAGGTCCATTTCGTCGAGGACGTGGTTGATTGAATGTTGGATGGTCGGATGGGAACGGACGCCGCCCGCCCATTCCGGCTCGTGGACATGGAGGATCGCCTGGGCCGGCAGATCGCGACCCTTGCCGTTGTCCTCCAGCACCCGGTAGAAGACCGGCGCGCCCCAGGCATCGAGGCCCACGCCGTCGACGCTTTCACGGGAGCCGAAGCGGTCGCCGATCCGGTGGCTCTCGATCAACTGGATGCGCGGTTCGCCGGTCGCATCGCGGGTCTTGTGGACGAAATACTCGCCGTCGATGTCCATGCCCCGGCAGACGAGCGCCTGGCACTCCTCGAACGAAAAGCGGCGGGTCACTTCGCAGCGGGCCGACCACAGGGCGAAGTGCGCCTCGGCGGCGCGGTTCCATTCCGGATCGGGTGACTGCGCCTGGACGCGGATGCCGTCGCCGGTCGAATAGATCGCCATGTTGGCGACCAGCTCGCGCATGAAGCCGCTGTTCTTGTGGAGATAGCGCGACTTGCGGACCAGTTCGCTGCGGACGCCGGGTGTGAGTTCGTTGCGGGCGTCGGTGGGGGAGGCCCCCGGCACCGAACCGCGGCGCGGCGACCAGTTGGCGGACTCGAAGGAGGATCCCCACGCCTTCGGTAGAAGGACGGGCGGCAGCCAACGCATGGCGAGGTGCTTGAAGCCGTTCATTTCGCGAGGTAGCCGGAGATGAAGGAAACCGCGCCGGACTTCGGGCGGCCGTAGGTGGCGGGATCGAGGACCCGGAGCGCGTGGCCGCATTCCTCAAGCACCTGATCGACGGGCATCGTGAACTGCTTGGACACCGAGGTGTCGGCGTCGTTCCAGTTCATGATGGTCTTGCCCT